GTTGGGTTGAAGGTGTTGCCGCGGGTGACTTCGACGAGGGCGTCGAGGAATGCGTTGACACAGCTGAGGACCACTGTACTCTATTTAATTTAGAGGAGGTGGTGCCTCAAGAAGACCGTGAAAGTGCGGCATTGCCATTACCACGTGCAGAACTACCTGAGCCAATAGAGGCAGGAGCAATCGTGGTTGGTGAATTGATTTGTCCACCGTCAAGTTTGATGGTGGGTGAGGTGGTATGTCCAATTGCGGGCACTGCGGGCTATGTACGTGAACTAAGCAGCAGAGCAACGATTAACACCACAATGAGCGTTCCTGTTTGCAACGAGGACGCAATATCTCTCCGCACTAGGGGCCATAGCAAAGCCTACCATCGGGACATCGACCCAGTGATAGTAGAAAGGCATAGGCGGGTGAGAAAACCACTCCCCTTCGTGAGGGCACTCACGGAAGAGGTCAAGTGTAAGCTAGGACGACCACACCGATCTGAGGCTAACACCATGGCCATTCGCAGGCTTGTCGAGGCAAGATGCAAGGAGAATAAAGTCAGACCCAAAGACACGTACCAAGCAGTCACAATTGTGACCGAACTAGTGTACGCCACGCACGTTGCAGAAGTCAATGCGGCCATCCTACGTAATAGCTGGACGGTTCGGAAACAACAAGCCGTGCTGGTTTACCAGTCGCGCTCCGTCCTCTATAGGGCGTTCGTGCCACTGGGTGTTGCTGTCTGGCTAGGCGCGGTCTTCGCTTCTTCAAGCGGGACCGCGTCTGGTTGAGGGCGCGTGGTAGTCGCACATGGGGTAACTCACAAATCTAAGTTGAGTCACCCTAGTTTGCGCGTGCGACGAACCTACGCGCCAGTAAGTGAGAGGACACTGTATTCATTAACGGAACTCAGTGGAACGCTTCCTCTATGTGTCAATAACGCGGATATCACCACTCTCGAGTGCGCGTTACTTGAACGGATGTATTATTGCAAAGTGGCAGGTGTGTTTGTGGAACCACCGCCGGTGACAACCGGTACATACACTGAGAGGTTAGCCGACTTCAGCACTTCCCTGCTGGCACATCTACCTTGTTTGTCCCCGATTTCCCTCGACCACGTTGTTGAGATGTATACGGGCTACAAACGGGTAAGATACAGCCAAGCATTGGAAAAATACCTGAGGAGAGGCCTGACTCGAAAAGACGGATATCTCAAATGCTTCGTGAAGAACGGAAAAGATAAAAGATCGAGCACACCGCGGCACATTCAACCGCGAGACCCCGTCTATAATTTGCAGCTGGCAGCTTATATCAAGCCAGTTGAACATCGCGTATATCATGCAATTGATAGAGTCTACGGCGATGGTCCAACCGTAATGAAAGGTTACAATGTTGATCAGGTTGGTGGCATCATACGCGGAAAGTGGAGGTCTTTCGCAAAACCAGTGGCAATTGGTTTGGATGCAGTGAAGTTCGATGTGCACGTGAGCGTCGAAGCTTTGGAGTGGGAACACTCAGTTTATAACCGAATCTATCGTTGCAAGACTCTGCGAGAATTGCTTACATGGCAAATAGATAATATTGGATTCGGATGGTGCAAGGACGGTAGCCTCAAGTATAAGAAGAGAGGGGGCAGAGCCAGTGGGGACATGAACACGGCGTTGGGCAATTGCCTAATTATGTGCGGTCTCGTGCACGCCTACGCAGCGTTTAAGGGCATACACATCAAACTAGTCAACAATGGTGATGATTGTGTAGTGTTCATGGAAGACAAGCACAGAAGCACCTTTATGGAAGGTCTTGATGCTTGGTTCCTAACGATGGGTTTTAGGATGACAGCAGAAACTCCGGTTTACAATTTGTGTGAAATCGAGTTTTGCCAAATGCATCCTATTTAACTCAGTGATGGCAAGTGCAGAATGGTTCGAAATATACCAGTCGCGCTGAGGAAGGACTCTTTGTGTACCGTTAATCTACCGAACGTCAAGGCGTTGCAGGGTTGGATGACAGCGGTTGGCACAGGAGGCCTAGCATTGACCGGGGGCATTCCGGTAATGCAAAATTTGTATAGGAAGTTCATACAATTAGGAAAAGGCAGACACACTAAAGTAGGTGATCAAATAAATAAACACAGTGGTCTGCACCTTATGAGTTATGGCATGAAAGAGCGTTTCACGACACCAAGTAGTGAGGTCAGGTTGCAAGTATTCATCGCTTGGGGTATCACTCCCGATGAGCAACTTGCCCTAGAGAAGTATATTGATAGTTATGAGCTGATCGGGTTTTCGGGTGTGCCGGAAATAGTCGATAGTCACATTAACAATCACCATCTTCTCAATGCGCTATCACGGTAATTACTGTGGACCCAATTGGTCAGCTGGCAAGTATCAACAATCTGTTGATTCTGATGTGCCAGCCTTGGATGAGTTCGACGAGACGTGCAAAGAGCACGACAGAGCATATGCATTAGGCATGCCTCTGAGGCGAGCGGATCTTAAATTCGCTTATGAGAATCTCTCGTCGATGAACCCCAAACGTATGCTTGCGGGCATGCTTGTGGGAGCTCAAGGACTCATGAGACCAGTTGATAGTCTATCTACTCACATTACCAATACTGAAACTATCATGGCAAAACCAAAGCCCAACAAATTTAACAAAGCCAAATCAGCGGCATCTAGTACACCCACCATGCGCAGAGGTGCGCCTGGAGGGAACAACACGACGAAGGCGGGCAACGACATTACCAGAGCTGCTCCAGTAGCTATGTCTACCCGCCGAACGGGCGCCGCACCAATCATGCGCTCCCGCAGCAACGGTGTTTCAATTACACATCGCACCTTTTTGGGACCTGTCATTCCGGCCGCATCCTCTTACTTAGCAACTGGCTACCCCGTTAATCCGGGACTTGCCGACACGTTTCCGTGGTTGTCCAAAGTTGCGTCTCGTTATGACAAATATCGCTTCACTTCTCTGAGATTTGAATATCGCAGCGTTTGTGCTACCTCCACTAGTGGGGTGGTCATGATGTCCTTCGACTATAACGCTGCCGATCCAATTCCAGTGAACAAGCAAATCCAAGCCCAGACCATACCAAATGCTGAAAACAATGTGTGGGTCAATAACGATTTGATCGTCCCTACAGACAATGAATGGCGCTTCGTGCGCCAAGGACTAGTGACGGGAACCGACATCAAAACATACGACTTAGGCAACATGTGCTTAAGTACTGTATACACTACAGCCGCCTCTGCAGTTGGTGAACTCTACGTAGAGTACACAGTGGAGTTGGAGTATCCGTCGGAACCCGAAGCAATTGCCTCG